ATTTAACTGTTGCAAAAAAATTAGTAGCAAATGCGGCTGGAAGCCATACAAAAGTTGTTAGTGCTGGAGGTCAAACTCCAAGTTTAAGTAATGTTATTGATGATATTGTAGTAGCTACAACTGCTGATGCAACAGATTTTGGAAATTTAACTGCAGCAAGAGCAGGAATTGGAAATTCTTCTAATGCAACTAGAGCACTTTTTTTTGGAAGATCTGCTCCACTTAATTCAACAGATTATGTTACAATGGCATCAAAAGGTAATGCAGTAAATTTTGGAAATGTAAACGAAGGTAAAACATATCATGTATCATTTGCTTCGCCTACTAGAGCTATAAAAGGTGCAGGTTCAAGTTCTTTAAATATAGAATTTGTAGAAATTGCTACAACAGGTAATGGAATTGATTTTGGAGATTTAACAGCTTATCATGATATGGGTGGTGCTGGTTCTAGTTCCACAAGAGGAGTTTTTGGAGGAGGATATGGCCCTAGTCCTTTCAATGCAAATAGTGGTGGTGTAACTACGATAGAACATATTACTATGGCTTCATTAGGTAATGCAACTGATTACGGAGATCTTGTAGTAGAAATAACTCATTACCACGGAGCTTGTAATAATAGTGTTAGACTTCTTCATGGAGGTGGTGCAGACGCAAGTGATAATCAACAAGACTCAATAGAATTTCATACAATAACTAATGGTGGGAACACTGTTGCATTTGGAGATTTAACTGTTACTAGAGGATCTATAGGTGGAGGATCTGCATGTCACGGTGGTTTAAATAATGGGACAGGAACATAATGGCTGTTTGGGATATTAAAGAACGATACGATTTAGCTAGAGCTAATCAAGATAGAAAAGGTAATATAGGATTGCATTTTTTAGCTTCCACTACTAGTTTATCTAACACTGTTAATGAAATAAATGTATCTGTAACAGGTGATGCAGTTGATTTTGGAGATTTAACTTTGGCAAGATATGGAGCTGCATCTGTTGCTAGTGCAACAAGAGCGGTATTTGGAGGTGGCTATATTCCAGGAGCTGGTAAAAGTAATACAATAGATTATGTAACTTTTTCAGCAAAAGGTAATGCTGCTGATTTTGGAGATTTAACTAATATTGGTTTTAATCTTCAAGCAGGAGTATCAGATCATGTGAGAGGAATTTTTGGTCCAAGACTTACCCCTGGTTTGAGTAATACTTTAGATGTTGTGTCTATGGCTACAACGGGTAATGCAATTGATTTTGGAGATTTATCAGTTGGTAGAAATATAGGAGGTAGTCTTTCATCTCCAACAAGAGGAGTTTTCGGAGGTGGGCAAACACCAAGTAGAGTTAACACAATAGATTATATAACAATTCAAACAGCAGGTAACGCAACTGACTTTGGAGACATGGCTGCAGTGTCTTCACAAGCCGCTGGTGTTTCTTCTTCAACAGTTGGTTTATTTGCAGGAGGTTCAGATAACTCCGCCGATACTAATGTTATACAATCACTAACTATTGCTACAACTAGTAACACAACAGATTTTGGAGATTTAACTTTAGCAAGAAGATTAGGTGGAAATGGTGCAAGTAATACATTTAGAGGAGTATTTATGGGTGGTTATATTGATTCTCCTGGAACAGGTGGTAACATCATAGATTTTGTAACAATAGCATCATCGGGTGATGCAGTTGATTTTGGAGATTTAATTGCAATTTCATCTTCAGGAGTGTCAGCTTCAAATGGACACGGTGGAATTAACGAAGATATAATTCAAAGACCATCAGTAAACTATATGCCTGGATCAGGGAGAGCACTTATTGGTGGTGGAGATGTTAGTCCTGGTAAAATGGTAGATATGATACATATTCCAACACTTGGTAATGCTCTAGACTTTGGAGACTTACCAGTACAACATTATGGAACGGGTGCATGTTCTAGTGGCACAAGAGGAGTATGGGCGGGAAATACTGATAAAGCAGTTAATATCAGTTCTCTTGAATTTCAATCATTAGGTAATGGTTCTGATTATGGTGATTTAACATTAGGTAGACAAAGATGTTTTTCACATAGTTCTACTACGAGAGGTGTTTTTGCTGGTGGTCAAGCAGGAAGTGCTCCAAACTATACTGAATATAATACTATAGATTATATAACAATTGCTTCAGCAGGTGATGCTACAGACTTTGGTGATTTAACAGTTGAAAGATGGTTTGCTGGACCTGGTGGATCATCAACAAGAGCAATTTTTGGAGGTGGAAGAGGAGAGGGTTATAAAAATACAATTGATTATATAACTATAGCTTCAACTGGTGACGCAACAGATTTTGGAGATTTAACAGTTGTGAGTGGATACATAGCTGGATGTTCTAGTTCGGTTAGACAAGTATTTGGCGGTGGTTATACTCCAGATGCAGTTAATATAATACAATATGTAACTATTGCTTCAACAGGAGATGCATTAGATTTTGGAGATTTGTTAGACACAACAGCATATTCTAGTGCAACTTCAAATAATACAAGAGGAATTTTTGCAGGAGATTTAAATCCAGGAGCTACTAACGTAATACAATATATAACTATAGCTTCAACTGGTAATTCTGCTGATTTTGGAGATTTAAATAATGCAAGTCACTCACACGGAACAACATCAGACTCACACGGTGGTTTACAAGCCTAAAATAATATAGTATTATCCTATACATGAAAGACGAATTACTACAGATATTTCCTACACCTTTATTAATTACAAAGTATGAAGGTTTTTTAGGTGATGAACTAAAACATATTAATACATTAGATTGGATTGAACAAAAATCTAATAAAAATTTTAAATCTAAAGATACTTATTTATTAGATCACGAGCAATTTAAAAATGTAAAAAATTTTATTTATGAGTCATTAAATAAATTTACTAAAGAAGTTTTAATGTCTGATCAAAGATTAGTGGTTACACAATGTTGGTTAAATAAAAATCCTAAAGGATCCAAGCACCATGAACATGTGCATCCTAATAGTATTATAAGTGGTGTATTTTATTTTAAACAAGATTCAAAATTACCACCCATATCTTTTTCTAAATCAATACAAAGCGCTATGAAACTTGATCCTAAAAAATATAACAATTTAAATTCAGAAACATTTTTATTACCATGCACTGATGGAGAACTTATATTGTTTCCATCTAATTTAAAACACAGTGTACCTATAAATATGAGTGAGGAACCTAGAATTAGTATGTCATTTAATACATTTAGTGTTGATGTATTAGGTAGCACAGACAGTTTAACCCATTTAGATATAAGGAGAATGATGAATGAGCACAATTGAAGATTATATATATGTTAAAAACCATATACCCACAGAGGTGTGTAAAGCATTAATAGATGAGTGTAATAAAAAAGAATGGAAAAAACACACTTGGAATAATTATGCTGCAGGTACATTTGAATCTGAACCTACAAAAGAATTAGATGTAATGCCTTGTACACAAGAACAGCAAAATAAAATTACACCTTATCTTATTAAAGCATTAGATGCTTATCAAGTTAAGCATAGTGTACCAGGAGACAAGACTCGAGGACCATGGCTTAATAAATTTAGTCCTATACGATTTAACAGATATGTTGTTGGAACTATGATGAGAGAGCACTACGATCATATACACAGTATATTTGATGGTAAAATGAAAGGTGTACCAATAGTATCAATAGTCGCCAACCTTAATGAAGACTATGAAGGATCAGAATTTTGTTGCAGGGGCAAAGAAATTCAGTTAAAAACAGGAGATATACTTTTATTTCCGTCAAACTTTATGTATCCGCACGAAGTAAAAGAGGCAACTAAAGGTACTAGATATTCATTTGTAAGCTGGGCCTTTTAATTATATAAAGGCTATATGCTTCAAAAAGTAAAATTTGCACCTGGATTTAATAAACAAGTCACATCAACGGGCGGCGAAAGCCAATGGGTTAATGGTGACAATGTTAGATTTAGATACGGTACACCAGAAAAAATAGGCGGTTGGGCGCAACTAGGTTCAGTTGATATTACAGGTCGTAATACAGCGCTTCATCATTTTGTAAATACATCCGGTATTAAGTATTCAATCCTTGGTTCTAATAGAATACTATATGCATATTCGGGTGGTATTTTTTATGACATACATCCGATTAAATCTACTACAACTTTAACAAGTGCGTTTAGTACAACTAACGGATCTGCAACTGTAACTTTAACTTTTGCATCAGCACACAATGCAAACAAAGGTGATATTATACTATTAGATAATTTTACAAGTATTACTAATTCTAATTTTACATCCGATAATTTTGATAACAACAAATTTCAAGTATCAAGTATACCTACAACTACTACACTAACAGTTACAATGGCTTCTAACGAATCAGGATCAGGTGCATCAACATCTGGTGGGATTCGTGTTAAACATTATTATCCTGTTGGACCAGCAGTAGAAGTTGCATCAACTGGTTGGGGACTTGGATCATGGGGTGGACAACAACAAGGTCAATTTACGTCAACTCTTTCATCAGGAATTAATGCATCAGTTACATCATTGACTATGGCAAGTTCAACATCATTTCCATCATCAGGTACAGTACAAATTGGTTCTGAATTAATTACGTACACGGGAAATAGCAGTGGAACTTTGTCTGGTTTAACAAGAGGAGCATCAGGTACAACAGCAGCAATACACTCAAGCGGTGCAACAGTTACAGATGCGGCAAACTTTTTTGCATGGAACGCTGCAGCATCAGGAGACATTATAACGGCACCTGGATTATGGTCATTAGATAATTTAGGTAATAAACTTGTTGCAACTA